ATGGCGGACAAGACCCCGGCCAAAAAGCGCGCGGCCAAACGCGTCAGCTCCGCCCCTCGCGATTGGCGCAAGGCTTTCCTGAACGCACTCGCCGCCACATCCAACGTCACCGCATCGGCCAAGGCAGCCGAGATCACAACGTCCCGCGCCTACGAAGCCCGCCGTGTCGATCCACGGTTCTATCGCCAATGGCAGGAAGCCTTGTGCGAAGGATACGATCACCTCGAATTGTCGCTGCTGCAACGGTTGCGCGAAGGCGAGGTGAAGTCTGCCCCAGGCGTGAAGCGCGGCGTTCGGGTGTTCGATAACGCCATCGCCTTTCGCCTTCTGGTCGCCCACCGCGAAGCGGCAGCACGCCAGCGCGCGGTGATCGAAAACCGCAATTCCGAGGCGATCCTCGATTCCATCAACGCCAAGATCGAGAAGATGCGCGAGCGCAGCCTCGCTCTCGCCGCATCGGAACACACCTCTTCGCAGGATAACGACGCCGATGCCGCACGATGACCATCTCGCGATCCTGGAAGCGCTACCGCCGGTTGAACGGCGCCAGATGTTGGAGTCGCTGTCCGAACAAGAACGCGAAGAACTCCCCACGCACTGGCGCTTTTGGGCGCGGCCCGAGCAGCTTGCGCCCGATGGCGAATGGCGCACCTGGCTGGTCCTGGCCGGGCGCGGTTTCGGCAAGACCCGCGCCGGGGCGGAATGGGTCCGCTCCGTCGCCGAGGGCAATCCTGCCGCCCGCATCGCCCTCGTCGGCGCTTCCATGCCAGAGGTGCGCGCGGTAATGGTGGAGGGCGAAAGCGGCATCCTGGCGGTGTGTCCGCTGCGGCGGCGGCCTGATTTCGAACCGTCGCTGCGGCGGCTGGTGTGGCCCAACGGCGCGCAGGCCATGCTCTATTCCGCCGCCGAGCCGGAAATGCTGCGCGGCCCCCAGCATAGCCATGCCTGGTGCGACGAGATCGCCAAGTGGGACAATGCCTCCGCCCGCGCCACCCGCGCCTGGGACAACCTGCTGTTCGGCCTGCGCCTGGGCGAAACCCCGCGCGCCATGGCGACGACGACGCCGCGCGCGGTGCCGCTGGTCCAGCGCCTGCTCGCCGAGCCGGACGCCGACCTCGTGGTGACGCGGGGGCGCACCGAGGACAACCACGCCAATCTGCCGGCGCGGTTCGTGCGCGACATCCGCCGCCGCTTTGGCCGCTCGTTGTTGGGGCGGCAGGAACTGGACGGCGAACTGATCGCCGAAGTCGATGGCGCGCTATGGCCACGCGCCTTGATCGAGGCCTGCCGGGCGGACGCCGCGCCGCCGCTGGTGCGGGTGATCGTCGCGGTCGATCCCCCGGCTTCGGCGGAAGGCGACGCTTGCGGCATCGCCGTCGCCGGGCTTTCGGCGGACGGGACCGGCTGGGTGCTGGCCGATTGCTCGGTCCGCCGGGCCAGCCCCGAGCGCTGGGCCCGCGCCGTGGCGGAGGCCGCCAAGGCGTGGGGTGCGGACCGAGTGGTGGCCGAAGCCAACCAGGGCGGCGCCATGGTCGCCTCGGTGCTGCGCGCTGCCGAACAGGCCCTGCCGCTGCGGCTGGTCCACGCCAGCCGCGGCAAAGTCGCCCGCGCCGAACCGGTCGCCGCGCTCTACGAAACAGGCCGCGTCCGCCACGCCGGAACGTTCCCGGACTTGGAGGACGAGATGGCGGGTCTGGTGGCGGGTGGTGACTACCAGGGACCGGGCCGCTCCCCCGATCGCGCCGATGCGCTGGTGTGGGCGCTGACGGAGCTGATGTTGGGGAAGATGGGCCAGCCTCGGGTTAGCCTGGCGTGAGGATTCGCCCCAAATCTCCGCCACAAAACCCTCGTCATTCCCGCGAAGGCGGGAACCCAGCTGATGACGGTGCAGGCTGCAATAGCGTCAGTTGGGTCCCCGCCTTCGCGGGGATGACGAAGAATTGAACAGATCCGGCCGAGGCTCAAACTCGACGAAACCGGCAACCCCACAAACCCCGCCTCGAAAGGGAATTCATGTCCTTCATCGATACACTCGTCGCCGCCTTCAAGGGCCAGACTGCCCGGGTGCCGCTGGCGCGCGGCGCGGCTTCGCCGTGGTTCTTTGCCGATGCCGGGGCCAAGCGGGCGCCGTTCGAATATACCGTCGCGGTCAAGCGCGCCTATCTGGAGAACCCGGTGGTTCAGCGCGCGGTACGGCTGGTGGCCGAGGGCATCGGTGGCGCGCCGCTGAAACCCGTGGACGGCAAGCTGCTCGCCCTGATCAACGAAACCAGCGCCGGACAATCGCTGCTGGAGACGCTGGCCTCGCACTTGCTGCTGCACGGCAATGCCTACGTCCAGATCCTCAAAGACGCGCGAGGCCGTCCGGTCGAACTGTTCGCGCTGCGGCCGGAGCGCGTCACCGTGGTCCAGGGCGAGGACGGCTGGCCCAGCGCCTATGCCTACGATGTGGCCGGGCGGCGGCTGGTGATCCCGTTGGTCGACGAGGATGCCTCGCCCAACCTGGTCCACATCCACGCCTTCCACCCGGCGGACGACCATTACGGCGCGGGCTGCCTGCAAGCGGCGGAAGAAGCGGTGGCGACCCACAATGCCGCTGCCACCTGGAACCGCCAGTTGCTGGAAAACGCGGCGCGGCCATCGGGTGCGCTGGTCTACGAGCCGGGCGACGGCAACACCCTGACGCCCGACCAGTTCGACCGGCTCAAGGCCGAGCTTGCCACAGCCTATGCCGGATCGAACAACGCCGGGCGACCGATGTTGCTGGAAGGCGGCCTCAAGTGGCAGGCCATGGCGATGACCCCGGCGGATATGGACTTCGCCACGCTGAAAGCCGCCGCCGCGCGCGACATCGCGCTGGCCTTTGGGGTTCCGCCGATGCTGATCGGGCTGCCGGGCGATGCGACTTACGCCAACTATCGAGAGGCGAACCGGGCGCTGTGGCGGCTGACCCTGCTGCCGCTGGCCGCCAAGATCTTCGCCGCGATCGGCGAGGGACTGGCGCCATGGTTCCCCGATGCCGCGCTGGCCATCGACCTCGACCGCGTACCCGCGCTGGCCGAAGACCGCGAGCGATTGTGGACGCAAGTGAACGCTGCCGGCTTTCTGGGCGACGACGAAAAGCGCGCGATGCTTGGCCTTCCACCGCACACCGCCCCTGATTTGGAGAACAAATCATGAACTCTAACGATGTACTGGTCGGCCTGATGAGCCAGGCGGCAAACCAGGGCCACGATCTGGTGACCCTGCGCGCCATCGTCGAAGAAGCCAGCGAACTGGGGGCGCGCCGGATGCTCGCCCGCGTCGGCCTCGACGATGTCACCGCGCCCGACGACGTGAGCGAACTGCGCGAGTTGCTCCAGGCCTGGCGCGATGCCAAGTCGAGCGCACGCACCGCCGCGATCGGCTGGGTGGTGCGCGGCGTGTTTGCGCTGCTGTTACTGGGCATCGCCGTGCGCCTGGGCGCGACCGAGATGCTGCGATGACCGGCGCATCACCGCCGCTGCGCCTCGCCGGCTACGCCGCGCTGTTCGGCAAGCCCGACGCCGCGCACGACACCATTCGCGCGGGCGCTTTCGCCCGCACCCTGGCCGAGCGCTGCTTGCCGCTGCCGCTGTTCTGGCAGCACAACGCGGACTTGCGCATCGGCTGGGTCGATACCGTCGCCGAGGACATCCGCGGCCTGCGCGTGGTCGCCACCATCGACAATCCCGATGGCGCCGCCGGCCTCTCGCTCAGGCGCGGCGCGGTGACGGGCCTCTCGTTCGGTTACCGCACACGCGGCAGCCGCCGCACGACGCAGGGGCGCGAACTGCTCGACATCGAATTGCTCGAAGTCAGCCTCGTCACCCACCCGATGCAGTTCGCGGCGCGAGTCCACCTCGTCGCCTGACCGCCCTCTCTCCTTTCCCCACGCCCCCTTCCCCCACGATAAGGTGAATGCCCCATGCAATCCCCAGTCCCGGTCGAATCGCTGGATGCATCGTTCGATCTCGTCACCCGGCAGGACGCCACCGAAGCCGCCGTCGAAACGCTGCGCGGCGATGTCGAGGACGTGAAGTCGCGCCTTGATCGCGTCGGCCGCGCCGCTGCCCGTCCGATCATCGAAGGCGCACTCGCTAGTGCCCAGAGCATCGAGGTGAAAAGCTTCATCCAAGGCTATCTGCGCTCGGGCCGCGAAACCGAACTGAAGTCGCTCTCGGGCGCGGTCGCCGCAGACGGCGGCTATGCCGTTCCGCGGGAAATTGACGCGGTTATATCGGCGCGGCTCAAGGCGATCAGCCCGATCCGCTCGATCGCCCAGGTGGTGCAGACCGGCACGGCCGGCTACCGCAAGCTCATCACCACCAGCGGTACGTCGTCGGGCTGGGTCAGCGAGACCGGCGCGCGTACCGAGACGACCACGCCGGCCTTTGCGGAAATCGTGCCGCCCTCGGGCGAACTTTACGCCAACCCATCTGCCAGCCAGGCCATGCTCGACGATGCGGCGTTCGATATCCAGGACTGGCTGGCGAATGAGATCGCCAGTGAATTCGCACGGGCCGAAGGCGCGGCCTTCATCACCGGCACCGGCACCAACCAGCCCAAGGGCTTCCTGACCGCGCCGACCGCCGCGACCGGGGATGCTGCACGCGCCTTCGGCTCCCTGCAGTTCATCGCCTCGGGCGCCGCCGCCGGGTTCGATACCTCGCCCGAACTCAAGCTGATCGACCTGGTCCATTCGCTCAAGGGCGGCCATCGCCAGGGCGCAAGCTGGGTGATGAATTCCAAGACGCTGGCGGTGGTGCGCAAGCTCAAGGCGGCGGACGGCTCGTTCCTGTGGCAGCCTGGCCTGATGGAAGGCCAGCCCAACCGCTTGCTGGGCTATCCAGTGGTCGAGGCCGAGCACATGCCGGACGTGGCGGCCAACGCCTTCCCGATCGCGTTTGGCAACTTCCGCGCCGGCTACCTGATCGCGGAGCGCAGCACGACCTCGATCCTGCGCGATCCCTACACCAACAAGCCGTTTGTGAACTTCTACGCGACCAAGCGGATCGGCGGCCAGGTGCTCGATTCCGACGCGATCAAGCTGCTCAAGATCGCGGCCTGATGCCTGCCTGACAGGCGGGCGCGGGGTTTCCCCCTCCCCTGATCCCGCGCCTGTCGCCCGCGCCGCTGCCCTCCTCGGCGGCGCGGGCACCCTCTGCCGTCGCCCTTCCCCTTCACCGTTCGGAGCCGCTCATGAACCGGGTCATCCTTTCGCCGGCAGAGCTGCCGACCTCGGCACTGGCCGAACTCAAGCAGTGGCTCGGCATCACCACCTGCCGCGACGATGCGGCGCTGTCCGCGCTGCTCGCGATGGCGCTCGAAACGTGCGAGGGCTTTACCGGCCAGATGCCGCTGGAGTGCGGCTGCGAGGAAGTGCTGGCCGCCAACTCTGGCTGGCACACCTTGGCCACGCGCCCCGTCCTGGCGATTACCACGGTCGAGGACATCGCCGCAGACGGCAGCCGCCTGGCGCTCGGCAGCGACGGCTATGCGATCGAACTGGACGCCGACGGCACTGGCCGCGTCCGCCTGCCGCTTACCGCTACCACGGGCCGCATCGCCGTGCGCTTCACCGCAGGCCTGGCGCCGATGTGGGAGGCCCTCCCCGATTCGATCCGCCACGGCGTGATCCGCCTTGCCGCGCACCAGCACCGACAGCGCGAAGGCGATGGCGCCGCGCCGCTGCCGCCTGCCTCGGTGGCGGCATTGTGGCGACCCTGGCGCCGGTTGCGCCTGCGATGAGCGGGTTCGACCGCCTCGCCCAGCGCCTCACCGCGCGTGCCAAGGCGCTGGCCGAGGCTCACGCCCAAAGCCGCCGCCTCGAACGCCAGGGTGATGAAACCCGCTGGCGCCGCGCCGACCTGCTCTGGCCGACCACGGCGAAAGGATAGTCCATGGAAATCGCCCTTCGTGCTGCGCTGCTGGGCTGGCTCGCTGCTGATCCCACGCTGACCTCGGAACTCAACGCAGTGGTCGAGGAAGCGCCCTCGCGCACCAGCCTGCCCTGGCTCGCCCTCACCGCCAGTTCCAGCACCGACTGGAGCTGCAAGACCCACCAAGGCCGCGAAATCCGCATGGCGCTGGAACTGCAGTGCCGGGGCGATGCGCCCGACACTGCCGCCGCGCTGGTCGCCGCCATCGAGGCGCGGGTGGAGAGCCTGCCGCGCGCCCAAGCGGGCTTTCGGGTCGTCTCCACCGTGTTCCTGCGCGCCCGCGCCGAACAACGCGGAGAAAGCCGCCGCGCGATCCTGCTCGAATACCGCTTCCGCATCCTCACCCACTGATCCCCTCAATCTCAAGGAGCTTCCCATGGCCGCCCAGAAAGGCAGCGCGTTCCTGCTCAAGATCGCCAACGGCGCCTCGCCCGCCGTCTACCAGACCGTCGCCGGGCTGCGCACCACGCAGCTTTCGGTGACGGGCGACACCGTCGTCATCACCAACAAAGGCAGCGGCGGCTGGCGCGAACTGCTCTCGGGCGCAGGGGTGCGCTCGGTTTCGGTCAGCGCTGCCGGGATTTTCCTGGGCAGCACCGCCGAAGCCCAGATCCGCGCCGCCGCGCTCGCTGGCACCCTGGCCGATTACGAGTTGAGCTTCGAGGACGGCGACAAGCTTCGCGGCCAGTTCCTGGTCCAGCGGCTGGACTACGCCGGCGATTTCAACGGCGAGCGCAACTACACGATCCAGCTTGAAAGCTCCGGCCAGGTAGCCGCAGTGCAGGTGGGGGCATGAGCGGGATCGCCAATGCCTTGCGCGGCGAGGCCACCCTGCTCGTCGCCGGCGTCGCCCGGCTGCTGCGCCCCAGCTTCACCGCGCTGGTCGCCGCCGAAGAGGAACTCGGTCCCTTGTTCACGCTCGTCGAGCGGGCGGGCGACGGCAAATTGCGCCTGAACGAACTGGCCGCGCTGTTCTGGCACTGCCTGACCGACCAGGATGGCCTGGCGCGCGAAGATGTGGGCGAAGCCGTGGTGGAACAAGGGCTTGCCGCTTGCGCCGCCCCGTTGCGCAGCTTGCTGAGCCAGATCCTGAAAGGCAGCGGTTGAGCCAGCCCTTCGCCACCACCGCGCTGGCGCTGTGCGGGATGGCGGCCCGCACTTTGGGCTGGCGCCCGCATGACTTCTGGTCCGCGACGCCCGCCGAACTGGCCGCCGCGCTCGGTCTGTCTGCCTCTGGCGGCGCTACCGAAGGCTTCGACCGGCAAACCCTGCAACGTCTGATGGAGCACGATCATGAGCGATGACATCGAAACTCTGATGGTCGAAGTGCGCGCTGGCACCGATGGCTTCGCCCGCGACATCGCGCAAATGCGCGGCGCTGTGGAGGGTGACCTGGTTCCCGGCTTCACCAAGGCCGGCAGCGCTCTGGAAAGCGGCCTTTCGAACGCGATCAGCAAAGGCAGCCTGGGCTTCGACGATCTGAAGCGAGCCGCCAATTCGACGCTCGATGCGATCGCCGGGCAGGCGACGCGAACTTTGTCCTCGGCATTTGGCGGCGGCGGATCGAGCGGGAGCGGGGCCGGACTTGACCTCTCCGGCCTCGTTTCAGGCCTGATGGGCCTTCCGGGCCGCGCTACCGGGGGCAACGTCTCGCCGGGGCGCGGCTATGTTGTGGGCGAGCGTGGGCCGGAAGTGTTCGTACCCACCTCCGCCGGGCGGGTCGAGGCGAGCGGCGGTTCCGCCAGCCGCGACGTGAAGGTGGCGATCGACGTCAACGCCGCGCGCGGATCGAGCACGCCGCAATCGCTGCAGCGATCGTCGCGCCAGGTCGCCAGCGCCGTGCGCCGCGCGCTCCGCCAATCCTAGAAGAGGTACGATCGTCATGGCATTCTGGCTTGCGAGCAAACGCGAAGGACAGGCGAGCGACTGGATCACCCGGTTCGATCCGCGCTTCTGGACCGTCAACTTCCCGCGCCCGATGGTGGCGACGGTGGTGTCCACCTCGCCCGACGCGCTGCGGGTGGAAGCCTCGTTCCTGCGCCATGCGGACTTGGGCGGGCTGATCTGGGACAGCGTCGATCGCCACGATCATCCGCTGCTCGCCTACAAGACCGACCGCGATTACGCCCACACCACGCTGAGCTTTCGCTGGCGGTCGGGCGGGGTCATCGCGCTCGACCAGGTCAACGGCCCTACCCTGACGATCGAGGGCAAGGACCTGGCTGGCGCGGCGCGAACCTGGTACGTGCGGTTGTGGAACTACGCGCAAGGCTCCGCGACCGACGCGCAAGTTTCGCTGGCGTTCTCCGAACTCGACGGCGGCTTCTCGCTGCCGGGCGAGGCCGACCCGGTGTGGCCCGGCGCGATCGAGCGGATGTTCATCTCGTTCGCCCCGCCCGGCTACGACGGTGCCAGCACCGCCGCGCTTCCCGCCGAAGCCGAAGGCTGGATCGAGATGAGCGCCATCGCCGTCGATGGCAGCCGCGCGATGCTGGAAATCGGCGACGTGATCGTGCCGCCGCACGGCTTGGGGCTTGCCAGCGGCTACGACGACCAGGGCGTCCAGACCCCGGCACGGCTGCTGCGCAACGTCCGCCAACTCGGCTATCGCGGCTCGCTGATCCACTACGTCGGCATGAGCCATTACTTTAGGCTCACGCAGACCGACGGCGCGCTCCTGGCAGGGCAAGGCGCCGATCCGCTCAACGGACCAACGCGAAGCTGGCATCGCGCTTTGTTTGCCGAGGCGATAGCGATGGGGTTCAGCCCGGTCGCCTCGCTGTCCTACGAATTGCTCGACCAGCATTGCCCCGCCGCGTGGAAGCAGCGCGACCTTGCCGGCAATCCGGCGCTGACCGGGTGGGACCCGCCCTCCACCTTGCTGTCTCCCGCCAGCACCGCAGCGATGGCGTGGCTGCAGGCGGTCGCGGGAGAGTTCGCGGCTTTGATTCAGGACGCCGGCGCCCCAGTGCGCTTCCAGGTGGGCGAGCCATGGTGGTGGACATTCGCGGATGGTCGCATCTGTCTTTACGATGATGCCGCCAAGGCCGCGTTCGGCGGATCGCCCGTCGCCATCCCGGACATGCGCGCAGGTTTGAACGCCGCGCAAAAGGCGCTGCTCGACCACGCCGGTGCCACGCTCGCCGGCTCTACCGCCGCTGTGGTGGCCGCCGTTCGCAGCGCCGTGGCTCCTGCCCCGGTCGAGGCACTGGCGCTGGTGTTCACGCCCACGCTGCTCGCGCCTGACATGCCCGAACTCAAACGCGCCAACCTCCCGGTCGGCTGGGCCTCGCCCGCGTTCGATCGGTTGCAGGTGGAGGACTACGATTGGGTCACCAATGGCGCCGACGGCTTGCGCCGAGCGGCCTACGCTGAAGTGAACGCGCGCCTTCGCTACCCCCCCGACGAGCAGGACTACCTAGCCGGCTTCGTGGCCGATGCGGACCACACCGATCACTGGCGCCAGATCGATGCCGCCGTGGACGAAGCGCAAACGCGCACCCCGCACGAGATCGTGGTCTGGGCGCTGCCCCAGATCACGCGCGACGGATACGTCCGCCTGCCCGCCACCTCGACCGACAGCGAAGGAGACGACGCTATGCAAGCCTTCGACGACGTGCCCTATCCCCTTGCGCTCGGCAGCGATGCCAGCGTGGCGGCTGAGTTCTCGACCAGCATTTCGGTGTCCGCTTCCGGGTTCGAGCGGCGCAACAGCGTGTGGTCGAACGCACGGCTGCGCTTCGACGTCGGGCCAGGCGTGCGCTCGGAAGCGGAACTGGGCGCGTTGATTGCGTTCTACCGCGCGCGACGCGGCCCGGCGCGTGGCTTTCGCCTGCGCGATCCCAGCGACCATAGCTCGAACGGGATGACGGGCGCGCCGGCCGCCACCGATCAACAAATCGGCATCGGCGACGGCCTGAAAGCCGACTTCGCGCTGGTCAAACGCTATGGCAGCGGCGACGCCGTGCAAGTCCGGCGGATCACCCGCCCCGACTTCGCCAGCATTGTGGTTTCGGTCGATGGCGTGGTGCAGGCCGGCAACTGGACACTGGGCCACGGCGGCACGATCACCTTCGCTGCGCCGCCCGCCGCCAACAAACTAGTGGCCGCCGGCTTCCGGTTCGACGTGCCGGTCCGCTTCGCCGACGACAGCCTGGAAATCTCGGGCGCTGCCTTCGCCGCCAGTGAAGCGCCCAGCGTGCCGGTGGTCGAAATCCGGGAGGCGACATGACCCGCATCTGGTTTGCCAGCGACCTGGAAACGGTCGCCATGTTCTGGCGCGTGCTGCGCAAGGATGGGGTGACGATCGGCCTTACTACGCACGACCAGGACTTGTGGTTCGACGGGATACTCCACCGCGCCTCCCCCGGCATGGTGCCCGCCTCGATCCGCAAATCGGCGGATTTCGAGGCGGACAGCGCCGAAGTGCAAGGCGCGATCAGCCATGACGCGATCGACGAGGCGGACCTGGCGGCTGGCCGGTACGACGGCGCCCAAGTCCGCATCGGCCTGGTCGATTGGGAGACCGGGACGCGCGAAGTGCTCTACGCCGGCAGCATCGGTGCCGTCTCGCAGGCGGACGGCAGTTTCAGCGCCGACTTATCCTCACGCAAGGCCGAATTGCAGCGCGATCCCACGCCGCGCACCAGCCCCGTGTGTCGGGCGGAATTCTGCGGGCCAGGGTGCAACCTCAACCCGGCGAAATTCACCCGCGAGGTTCGGCTCGCCGGACTGAACCCGGATTATAACGCCGCAGCCTTCGACCCACCGCTCGATTCGGCGATCTACGCAGGCGGCACCGTGCGCTGGCTGGACGGGCCGCAAGCAGGAGCCGTGATGGGCGTGATGGGGAGCGACGGAGCCGATGCGCTGGTTATGGACGTGCCGCTCGACGACGCCATCCCGATCGGCACCCCGGCGCTGGCCCGCGAGGGCTGCGATCACACCCTCGACACCTGCGCCAGCCGCTTCGGCAACGCGCTCAACTTTCGAGGCGAGCCTTATTTGCCCGGCAACGATCTCCTCACCCGCTACCCGAGCCCGAGCGCATGATGGGCACCGATCTCGCCGCTGCGGCGCTGACGCTCGTGGGCGTGCCGTTCCGCTTGCACGGGCGCGATTCGCGGGTTGGGCTCGATTGCATCGGTGTGCTGGAGGCAGCGCTGAAGCAATGCGGCGCGTCTATCCGATTACCCAACGGCTACACCCTGCGTTCGCGCACCCAGCCGGACCTTACAGGCTTGGTGGCCAAAATCGGCATGGCTCCGGCGGGCGGCGATGTCCGCACCGGCGACGTGCTGATGCTGCGGCCCAGCCTTTGCCAGCACCACCTCGTGATCGCGACCGGGCGGACCCGCGTCGTCCACGCCCACGCCGGCCTGCGCCGGGTCGTCGAGGCTCTGCACCCGGCGGCATGGCCGATCGTCGCCCACTGGCGGTTTGCGCCGACCTCAACCTCGCACAGGAGCTGACTATGGCAACGCTTGCATTCAGTGCGGTCGGCACCGCGCTAGGCGGACCGATCGGCGGCGCCATCGGCACGCTGGTCGGGCGGCAGGTCGATACCGCGCTGTTCGGCACCAGCCGCCAGGGCGCGCGGCTCAAGGAACTGGACGTCACCACTTCCAGCTACGGCCAGACGATCCCGCGCCATTTCGGGCGGATGCGCGCCGCCGGAACGATGATCTGGGCGACCGAGCTGGTCGAACACAGCGAAACGCAAGGCAGCAAAGGCTCCGCATCCACCACGACCTACAGCTACACCGCCAACTTCGCGGTCGCCCTCGCCAGCCGTCCGATCCAGCGCATCGGTCGCATCTGGGCCGATGGCAAGCTGCTGCGCGGCGCCGACGGCGATCTCAAGGTCGGCGGCGAAATGCGCATCTACACCGGCCATGGCGACCAACCGACAGACCCGCTCATCGCCGCCAGCGAAGGCGAGCAGCGCTGCCCCGCCCATCGCGGCCTGGCCTATGTCGTGTTCGAAGACTTGGACCTAACCGACTATTACAACCGCATCCCCTCGCTGACCTTCGAAGTGATCGCAGACGACGCGTTCGGCTTGCAGGACTTGATGGGCGATGGGCTCGACCAGATCGACGCCGATGTCCCGCTGGGCGGGATCGCCGGGTACGCCTGCGAAACCGCCCTGATCGACGATGTGCAGACAATCGATCAAGTTATCCCGCTGCGGATCGACGTTGCGGGCGACCGAATCGTCATCGGACGCGAACGACTGCAGGACGCGGCGATCCAGCTTCCCGAAGCGGCCATCGCCACCGACGACGATTCGTTCGGGGCCGCATCGGGCTATGCGCGCAATCGGGCCGCCCCCTCCCCGCAGCCGCCGACCGTGCTGCGCTATTACGATCTCGATCGCGACTATCAGGCCAGTGCGCAACGCGCGTCCGGGCGGGCCGCTCCGGGCGAGCCGCGCACCATCGAACTGCCTGCGGTGCTGGATGCCACAACCGCGCGAACGCTCATCGAACAGACCTCGCGCCGCATCGACTGGTCACGCGACACCGTCTCGTGGCGCACCAGCGAGTTGAACACGAAGGTGGCGCCCGGCGCTTTGGTAGCGCTGCCTGGGATCGCGGGCCAGTGGGTCGTGACGCAATGGGAGTGGCGCGACGGCGGCGTGGAACTGGCGCTGGAGCGGGTTCTTCCCACTGGCGCCGATGTCGCGCCGCAACTTGCCGCCGATGCGGGGCGCGGCAATTCCCCGCTCGATGCACCGCCGGGCCAGACCACGATCATCGCGTTCGAAATGCCCATGGATGGCGAAGATTCCGGGAGCGCACGCCAGTACGCCGCCGTCTCCAGCACGAGCAGCAACTGGAGCGGCGCGGCGCTTTATGCCGATCGTGGCGACGGCGAACTCCACCCGCTCGGCGGCAGCGGGCGCACCCGGGCCATCATCGGCGCGGCCACCTCGGTGCTGCCCATCGCCAGTCCGCTGCTGTTCGATCGTGGCACGCAATTGGCCGTGACGCTGATCGACCCGGCCATGCAGCTTGCCTCCGCCGATACCCGCCAACTGGCTTACGGCGCCAATTTGGCGCTGGTGGGGGACGAGATCGTGCAATTCGCCAGGGCCAGTTCGCTAGGCGAAGGCAGATGGGGGCTGGAAGGTCTGCTGCGAGGCTTGGGCGGCAGCGAGGCCGCGATCGGCGCCCATGTTACGGGCGAGCCCTTCGTACTCTTGTCCTCCCCACTTGTCGCGCTCGATGCCGCGACGCTGGGTTCAGACACGAAGCGGCAAGTGCTCGCCGTGGGGCGGGGGGATACCGATCCGGTGGCATCATCCGTCCGATTGGATGGGCTCACCCTGCGCCCGCTCGCCCCGGTTCATCCGCGTAGGGCTATTCGGTCTGACGGCGGCTGGACCCTGACCTGGACACGCCGCGCGCGTGGGGTGCGTTATTGGCAGGATGGCATCGATACTCCGCTGGTCGAGCAGTCCGAGACTTACATTGTCACGCTCGGCCCGCTCGATGCGCCCGATATGCTGTGGTCGGTGAGCGAGGCCATGCTCGATCTTCCCACCACGACGCTCGCCTCACTGTCCGCCACTTGGCCCGGTGCGACCTTGCGCGTCCGTCAACAAGGCACCCATGCCTTGTCGGACCCGCTGACCCTTTGCACCATTCCTTAACCCCTTCCGCTCCCCACAGGAGATGTTGAATGAGCGATCCCTTGATTTTCGATAGCGCCACGCCCCGCTTCGCCCTGCCGCTGCTCTATGCCGGTCAAGCGCAGAAGGAAGCCTTCGTTAACGAAGCGCTGGAACGGGTCGACGCCATCTTGCATTGTTGCATCTCGGGTGAAACAACCACCCCGCCAACAGCCGCGAATGACGGCGATGCGTGGATAGTAGGTGCCACCGCGACGGGAGATTGGGCCGAACATGATGGCGCACTGGCCATTCGCCAGGGGGGCGGCTGGACCTTCATAGCCCCGCGTGACGGAATGCGCGTCTACGATCAGGCCGCTCGCCAGGAGCGGTTCTTTGCGGGCGCCTGGAAAAAAGCAACGTTGCCAGTGGAACTACTTGGGGGTTCCACCGTTGATGGGGAAGCTCGGGCCGCGATCATCGATCTCGTCTCGGCGCTGCAGGCATTGGGTATCTTCCCAACGGCATAATGGGTTGCATGGACCAGGGGTATATAAGCATGAGGGAATTCCATTCCGGATGCCTAATGACGGCCTCGATCCCCTTTAAGCGTGACATTGCTGCAACGGTTGCAGCCAATGGGCGCTTGCACCCCGTTTGTTGAGGGATTAGACACTCTCGCACTCGGTGGCTCCAATCTCTATTTAGGGGAAATGTATGAGGAAACTCGTCCTAGGACTGGCGCTGGCTTCAACCGCCGTCGCCACTCCCGCGTTCGCACGCGACAAGTCTTGGTATCTGGAACTCGATTTCGGTGGCACGCTCACTGAAGACGCCAGCGTTAAGTATAATGATGGCACTTCCGACAAGCTCGAATTCAAGAAGGGCTTCGACGGCGGCGGCATTCTCGGTTACGACTTCGGTCCTTTCCGTCTCGAAACCGAAGCCAGCTATCGCCAGGCGAAGATCAAGTATTCTGGCGGCGCTGACGCCAGCAACCTGTCGTTCATGGTCAATGGCCTGCTCGACTTCGGTCCCGACGACGGCCTTCAGGGCTATGTCGGCGGCGGTGCGGGCGTTGCCCGCGTCCACGCTGATGTCATCGACGATTCGGACACCGGCTTTGCATGGCAGGCAATCGCGGGTATCCGCGCGCCGATCAGCAGCCACGTTGACGTTGGCCTGAAGTACCGTTTCCAGAACGTCGACAACGTCGATCTGAACTACGGCACCGACAGCCTGCGCACTCGCTGGCGTTCGCACTCGATCATGGCAACCCTGGCCTACAACTTCGGCGAA